TCTACATCTCGGAATTCTCCAGGGGCAATCGGCGTATCATCACCTTTAATCCGAAGGCCACGCGATTTAAGTCCGCCAGGGAGGTTAGATAGAGTTCCCGCGTCCACCAGTTGACGGATAAGCATGGTTGCGGACTTGGCATATCCACCGATGAGGTGGATGAGTCCGTAGCCGTAGAAGCCGAATCCTGGGATGTACTGGTAGTGGACGAAGTGTTGTCGCTTGAGGTGGAGTTTGTCGCCTTCATACCAGTTCCTTCTGATGGCTAAAACTTTACCTGTTCCCTTTTCGACTGTCACGACATAGGGCAGCGCGATACCGGTGTTTTCACCTTTCTTGTTTTTGTCCTCAAAGCCTTTGAGGTCCAGGTCCACGTTCATCTCAAGGATGCGATAGCGCTCATCCTGGATGGCGGACATGCCTTGCTCTTCGGCCTTTTGCTTCTCGATGTCGTCGAGCTCACCGGTGGGGTCACCGAGATCGACGTCGAGGTAGAAGCCAGCCTCTTGGAGCTTGTACAGCTCATTCTGCGTCTTGCGCATGACGTGGGTCACACGCTCTGCGCGCTCGATGCTGGATGCGCCGTAGGGGACGACGATGTCTTCTGCGGGGATGAAGACGGAAACTTGGCGGCCCAGGCTCGGGTCGAAGTAAACCTTCTTGAAGGCGGAGCCGGTGATCGGCAAGCTCCATAGCATCTTCTCATGCTCGGGGCGATACTCCGTCATCACCTCGGTCAACTGATAGTTCATGTCGGCCTGGACGCGGGCGGCGGAATCTTTCTTCGCCGGCGTCTCTTTGCCGATGATCACTGTCTTGACGGGGCCTGCTGCCGGGAAAGTTTCTGTGATGCCTTCTGCCTGGAAGCGAACCACGCTCTCGGTGAGCATGGGGTGGAAGACGCCACAGGCACCCTGCCAGGGTTCTGTGCGGTCTTCGTACTTCAGGCCGAGGAGTTTCAAACCTTCGATGTAGGTCTGCACCCATTCTTTGCGGTCGCGCAGGTCCTTCTCGAAGTCTGCGACGAGTTCAGAGCCGAGGGAGTCCAGGTCCTGGTCGCTCATGTACTCGGCAAGGTTGGCGTCAAACTCTTCCGGGCCTTTTTCTGGTGCCGGCTCCAGGTCAATCTCCATCCCATCCATGGAGATGGAAACGGAGTCGGGGTTCTCGATCTCAATCTCAATCGGGGGTTCGTTTAAACCCTCCAGTCCTTGAGGGGCCTGATACAAACCTTTGTCGATTGCCATGATTAATCCTTCAAAAATTCTTCGGTGTAGAGACCGTGGCACCCATCCACCACCTCTGCGCCAGTGCAGTCAATGATGATCTTTGAATGGGGGTTCTTATTTGCGTTGAGCCACTCGATCAATGGCTTCGCCAGCTTCTCAAACGTCTCGATTTCCTGCTGTGACATGATGTGCCCTCACACGGTGTAGAAGCGGTCGCGGCGACCACGGAAGTAAATCGGTTCATCTGGCTCATCCGAGTCGATCGGGATGAAACCGCCCTGGCGGAACCTCAGGAGAGCCTGCGATGTCGAGTCCACCAAGTCATCGTGGTCGCCGTTGGGGAATGCGGCCAAGTCTTCCATCAGCTCATCTGCCCAACGGGTCTCTGGACACCACACCACTCCTGAAGCAAACAGGTCAGAAATCGCGTTTACACGGGCGATCTTATCCTGTCCTTTGCCTGGTGTGTACTCCGAAAGAGGGATACCGGTTTGGCGCAATTCGTAGATCAAAGGCGCGCCGGCGGCCTTCTTTTCCACGATCAGCGTGTCGGGGTTCCAGTACTTGTACATTTCAACCGCCTTTGATTTGAGCTCGGGGAACTCAAGACGTTCTTTATATGCGTCCAGGAGGATGATGTTGCTCTTGTAATTGCCCTTGTCATCGGGATGTTTAAACACACCCCATGTAGTACACGCAGAGTAGTCTGCGCGGTTGTGTTTTTCAAAGGCGGTATCCCAGGATTGGATGATGTACTCGCACGGGGGCGGGGTTTCTTCGGGCCAAATGCGCCATTGCTCGCGTTTGACGATGGCCCCTTCCTCGGAGGTGGGGTTTTGCTGGTACTGGGCGTTCCACTTAGAGACGGGAATCTCGGCCTTGATGGCTTCGAGCTCCTCTTTCTTCCAAAAACCGGGCCAAAGAGGGGTTCCCGAGGGCAAAATAGCAGGAAATTCTATTACTTCCCACTCATCTGTACCATCTTTTTCGCTATTTTTGAGGATTTGGCCGGTCAGATCGCGTTTTGACCAGCGTGTCATCACGATGATGATGGCTCCGCCTGGTTGGAGACGCTGGCGGGGGCCGGATGTGTACCATTCATAGACCCCATCGTAGACGGCGGGGTTGTTTTGCTTGGCTTCCTGCTCTGAATGGGGGTCGTCGATGATGAGAAGGTCGGCACCTTTACCGGTAACAGCGCCGCCGACGCCGATAGCGAAGTAATCGCCGCCTTTTGAGGTATTCCAACGGCCGGCCGCCTTCGAATCGGAGGACAGCTCGGTCTGAAAGACCTTCTGATAGGGGGCGGAGGAGACCAAATTCCTCACCTTACGGCCGAAACCGACGGCCAGTTCGGCGGTGTGGGCGGTCTGGATGATCTTTTTCTCCGGGAACATGCCCAAAAACCAAGCCGGCAAGAGGTAGGAGGCAAACTCCGACTTGGTGTGGCGAGGCGGCATGTTGATGATCAAGCGCTTGAGCTCGCCCTTTGCCACCCGCTCAAAGGCATCAGCCATGATCTGATGATGCTTGCCCGAAATAAACGAGGGCCACATCTGCGAGGCAAAGAAGATGAACGACTCCCGGCACCTCTCCTCACGATCAAGCTCCAGCAGGCGCTGGATTTTTCTGCGCTGATCGAGTCCCACAATAGGGATCATCTCCTCATACGCATCTATCTCCTGCTTGGTCAGCAAGGTCATAGAGCAGCCATCTCCTTGGCACTGCGGTCGGTCAGCTTGATCGAGTTGAACTTGTACGGCCGGATCGTCAAATGACCCTCATCCTGCAACTTATGCACAATCCGATGAATGTTAGCTTTCGACTTCATGTTCATCGCCAAAGCGATCGTCTGATAAGAAGGCGAAATCCCATGCATCTTGATGTACGCACGGATGAAATCAAGCACGAGCTGGTGTTTTCCACTCATCATCCATCTCCGCCTGCGTAATGCAGTGATAAGCAATACGGCACTCAGTAATACACCTCAAAGCAGCTTCCTGCGCCGCTTCGTACTTCCGAGCCAACATGGCCTCATGCAACTCCTTCAGAGCCTTCTCAGCCATCATCGTGGGGTATGCGTAATCAATCATGGTTTAAACCTCATGGCCAGAGTTTAAACAAGATAGCGAACGTTTGCAAGTCTTTACTATTGCACTCCACACGACTTGCACCGCGTCGGCGTGGCCTCCGCGTTTGCAAGCTCTTGCTATTGCACTCCACACGGCCACCTTTTTTCCAAAATATATACCCCCCGGGAGGGTCGATTTTGAAAAGCAAGGGGGTGGGTCTGCATGGGGCGGGAGGATGAGAACGTTCGTGGATTGAAAAGGGAGGGGTATTGTGTGAGTGGATTACAGCGTAGGGCATGGAGGGGGAGGTAAGTGGCCCTAGTCGGGGGTGGGGGTACGGTGGGGCACGCATACCGCTCCCCTCGAAGGCTCTACCCCCATCGCCGTTTAAACTGCATCACGCACACTAGGCATTGCATCACGCTCACTGCTCACGCACTGCTGGCACTGGCTCACTGATGACCGTAGAGGAAGGCACATCGATGATCTGCGCCTTGGTGATGCGCTTTGTGTTGCCCACCAGCTTCAGGTGGCGTGCGAGTTCCTGCTTCAACTGCTCGGCCGTAAGTGATTCCTCCTCCTCTTGCGGTGCCTGTTTGAACATTCCTACGCTCTTTCCCATCAGTTCTAGTGCCTTGAGTTTGCTGCCCTCTTGTTTGGCTTCTTTGCTCAGATCAAGCAAGCTCTTGATGACATACCGTTTCACTGCCACTGCATCTTCCGTGAGCGCTTCCACGGTCTGTCCCCAGTGCTCTTGGAGCATCCTCTGGATGCGTATGTCTTGGCTCAGCTTCCATGCGTTTGCTTTGATCGTCCTCTCGTTTGCCTTGGCGTTTGGGTATGCTTCTCTGTAGGCTTCTACCTGTGTTTTTCCCTCTATGAGGCCCTTTGCGAATTCCATCATGCTTGATGTCATTGGCTTCTGTTTCGGGGTTCCTTGTATCTCTCCGTCTTTTCTTCTCTTTGGGGGGACTGCGTCTCTTACCAGCCGTTCCGCTTCGCTGAGTTCGGGCGCTTCATCACCCCCGTTTAAACCCACTCCGTCCGTCATCTCCTCAAGCCGCCGCAGTAGCTCATCTTTGTTCGCTCTGCCCTTACCCTGCAACTGATCGTCAAACACACCCATCTCATTTCCCCTTCACTGTTTAAACCTGCTTCACCGTTCGCACCCCGTCAATGTATCTGAATACCATCTGACTTGTCCACACCCTGTGCAAAACTCACCCTTTATCCACACCCTGTGCATAAGTTCTGTAAGTTTGCCGTCAGAAAAGCCCATCTGGCACCTACCCCTCACCCTCCTCCCGTTCGCCGCTTTAAACGCAGTGTGCAATCACAAAGTATTCATTTATTTATCCACACTGTCCACACCATCCTGTGGATAACGTACGCTCTCCACAGGAAACTGTGCGTTCTGTGGATAAGTTTCTTAGAACTTTCTCATTGCAGACATGCCTGCCAGCCGTGATCTTTTCCTGGCCATACCTACCCAGCCTGAACCCCCTTTAGCGTCTCCCAGGCCCCTCACCTTGGCCTGTTCATCCCTCTAATAAGAGGCCGAACCAGACCGTCCAGGCACCCAATAACCCCACGCATTGGTCAACATTTGACAGGCTGATTTAAACCCTATACAGTCCAACCCATGCCATATCACTTTCAGTCGTTTGACTGATAGCGATAGCGAGGCAAAGGCGATCGAGTCTGGTGCTACCCCCGTAAGTGGTAGACCCTGCTGGTGGAGTCCAGTCGTGAACGGCACACGTTACTGTCGGTCTGAGGCGGTCCCGGTGGCAACACCCTTCCAGCAATGGATGCAAGTCAGGCAAGGGAAACGCCTTGCACCCCGTCACGGGTAGAAGTGAACCCGAAAACATCGGGTCAAGCATCCATCCAAGGGTGCTTGCCCAGGTGCTTTTGCCTGATCCTCTGGAGCAATCCATGCCTTACATCACAGTCCTGAACCCCGAGCAAGTCCTGACCAACATCAAGAAGCGCCTGCAACAGGCGAACCGTGAATTCTCCAAGTACCCCAACGCCACCAACTGGAACGTGCAGCAACGCCTTGCCTTCACCTACCAGCAGGCCTTCTACTTCCTGAATTCATCGAGCCGCAGTCTTGATCAGAAGTTTGCATTCCTGACCGCCCTGTCCCGCGAGCCCAACGGCAACTGGGGCGATGTGGTCTGCCAGCACTGCCTGGGAATGACCCTGCAAAAAGCCCTCAACGAGTACGCCGTCAACCCCTGAAAGGAACCGCCATGAAAATCACCGTCTACACCGATCCCGGCCACGGTTGGGCTGCCGTCAAGCGCGACCTGCTGGTCAAGTTCGGCATCGCCGACAAGGTGTCCACCTACTCCTACCAGCGTGGCAAGACTGTCTACCTTGAGGAAGACTGCGACCTGTCCCTGCTGATCGGGGCCCTCAAGGCCCGCAACATCACCCCTCAGTGGGACGAGCGCCACACCGACCGCCGCAGCCCGATTCGGTCCTATGACCACTACCGGGTGGCCCAGTGACTTGGCCCTTCCCGCCACCTACCGGCCCAGTGCCGTGGACGCCCGCCCAGCAGCGGGCATACCGCAAACAACAACAACCCCAGGGGCCTGACGCCCCCTTTATCGGAGAGAGCCATGCAGACCATCGCAACCATCGCCGCATCTGACCGCGCGTCCTACGCGGCAGCCGCTGAGCCCAGCCCCCGTGTGCTGGCGTGGGTCAGCCAGAACCAAGCAGCCTACGAATGGATCGTGAACCATGCCGACACAAACACCTTTGCCGGCTCCCTCCACGCATCCCTTCACAAGTGGGGCAGACTGACCGAGCGCCAACTGACCGCAGTCCTGGGTGCCATTGCCCGCGCCAACATCGCCGCCAACAAGGCTGAGAATGCGCCCGCACTGTCGGTCGACCCCATCGAAGCCGCTTTCGACAAGGCTAAGGCAGCAGGCCTTGCCCGCCCCAAGCTGCGCCTTGGTGAGTTTGTCTTCAGCCCTGCGCCCGCCACCGGCAAGAACCCCGGCGCGATCTACGTCAAGCACAGTGACGGCACCTACCTTGGCAAGGTTGCCGGCGGTCGCCTGTTCACCGGCTATCAGGTCTCGCCCGAGGTCGAGAGAGACATTGTCTCCGTGGCAGCAGACCCCCACAACGCAGCCATTGCCTACGGCAAGCGCTACGGCAAATGCTCAGTGTGCGGTCGCGCACTGACTGACGCCGATTCAATTAATCGCGGCATCGGACCCGTCTGTGCCGCCAACTACGGGTGGTGATCATGGGAAATCGCGCAGTAATCACATTCTCAGCCGCATCGTCGGCACCCTGCATCTACCTGCACTGGGACGGCGGCCGTTGCAGTGTCCAAGCCATGCTCGACGCAGCGCGCCACCTGAACATGGACGCCCCGCTGCAAGGCATGGGAGACCCCATGCGCTTCGACGCCCAGGCTAAGGTGCTCGACGCCATCGCCGACATGGTCAAGCGCTGGGGAGGATCAGCCTACCGCGAGACCTACGGCAGCGCCGACACAGACAACCAAGACAACGGGGTCTACTACATCGACGAAGAACTGCAAATCGTCAAGCGCCTGTTTAAACGGCATGACGAAGAGATCGACGAAGCGAAGCAGCAGCGCGTTTACCAGGGCCTGATCGAGGCCATGACGAGCGACGACTGATGACCGTAGAAGAGACCCTCCACCAATAACCCCACGCCCTGATCGGGTAAATATCATCAACCATTTGCCCGTGATATTATCTGGGCTCCCTGTTTAAAGGTGCATGACATGACTGCTCATTACTCAACCCGCGAAGAATGGCTGACAGCCGGCATCGAAGAGGTGCGCTCCCTGTTCGACCTCTCCGGCAAGTCGCTGCCAAAGCAAATCCGTGTGTCTTGCGGATTCCCCTCAACCGCCCTGCGCTCTGGCGCTATCGGCGAGTGCTGGATCAATTCGGCATCCGCTGACGGCACCTTCGAGATTCTCATTCACCCCAAGCTGGCCGACCCGGTCAAGGTGTTCGAGGTCTTGATCCATGAGTTGTGCCATGCGACCGCCGGCGCGTTCAACCACGGGGTCAACTTCCAGAAGATCGCCAAGGCAATGCACCTGCAAGCCATCGGCAGCGGCCGTGAGCCATGGAAATCCACCGAGGGCAGCGCCGACTTCGTGCCGACATACGCCGACATAATCGCCAGCCTGGGTGACTACCCCCACGCAGAACTGAAGTCCGACCGCCGGATCAAGAAGCAAACCACCCGCCTGCTCAAGGCGACCTGCCCATCGTGCGGCTACACCGTGCGACTGACCCAGAAGTGGGCCGACCAAGGCCTGCCGACCTGCCCCTGCGGCGATGACCTCGCCATCTGATTCCAACCACAACCACGAAGAGAGAAACCATGAGCAACCTCGCACAGATCACCATCCAAATCGCCCGCCTGCCCATCGGCATCGTGGCAGGTGCCTACAACAAACTGAACCCGAGCCCCACGGTCGGCATCACCAAGACCGATGCGGCCAAGTGGCTGGCCGAGCAGGTCGCCAACGGCAGCGCGACCGTCGAGCAGATCATGGCATGCCCGCCCGACACACTGGGCAAACCATCCATCGGGGCGCTCGACCCCGCCATCACTGCGAAGATCGACGCATCCGCATCCACCGCCACCAAGGCCGCAGACGATGCGCTCCTGGCCCTGCACCGGGCCAAGGTCATCGGCGACGCAGTGCTCAAGCTGGACGACAAAACCACCCTCTTCAGCAAGAAGCTCGACGCCATCGCCACCAAGGTCGACGACCTGCGTGTCGACGAGAGCGCTGTGCGCATCGCCGTTGACGCACTGATCGGCGATCACTTCAGCCGATTCACCAAGCTGATCGAAGAGCGCAACGCCGAGCAATTCATCGCCGAGCAGACCAACGTGCATCGGGTTGGAACACAGACCTGCCTCGAAGCGTTCGGCATCGACGTGCGGGACACCAAGGGCAATCAACTGACGGTCGACCTCTGGAACCACCCCCATGCACCGGCGGTCGATCCCGACTTCATCTGGACCGAGGGCATTCTTCGTCACCTGCTGCTGTCTGACCGCACCGGCGAGAACCTCTGGTTCGGCGGCGAGAAAGGCACCGGCAAGTCCGAGACCGCCCGCCAGTTTGCCGCTCGCACTGGCCGTGCGTTTAAACGTATCAACTTCCACAAGCACACCACGGTGGAGGAGTACATCGGCGCGGTCGGTATCGAAGACGGCAAGACGGTGTTTCAGCCAAAGGATTTTCTGACGGCATACGCCACGCCATCGACCGTGATCCTGCTCGACGAGATCACCAACGCCGACCCCGCAGAACTGGCAACCCTCAACGGTTTCCTGGAGCCCAACGCCTGCGTGTCGTTCGGTGGCAAGACTCATGTCCGCGCCAACGGTGTGCTGGTCTTCGTCGCAGACAACACCTTTGGTTCGGGTGATGACTCCGGCCGCTATGCTGGCACCCGCCTGCAAAACTCAGCGCTGGTCGATCGCTTCGCCCGCGTCATCCAGTTTGATTACCTGCCTGACGAGTTTGAGATTGACGCCATCGTGCGCCGCTCAGGCTGCGACAAGACCCTCGCCGAGGTGATCCACAGTGCCATCAAGGTGGCCCGCAACAAGGTCAAGACCGCCGACATTGTCGACGCGCCTTCGATCCGCTCAGCCATCGCCTTCGCCCGCGCCATCCAGGTCCTGCCCCTGCGTGACGCCTGGGTGTCGACGGTGGTATCGCGCCAGCCCTCCGAATCGCATGCCGTGCTCAATGGCATCTACGAGGCCTGCATCGATGAAAACCTGTTCAACCAACTGCTGTGAGGTGAACCATGAAGCGCTACTACGGATACCAGTTTAAACAGGCGGTCGAGGAACTCACCTACAAGATCGCCAAAGAGTTTCTCGTTCAGATCGAGAGAATCGTCTGGACCGATGACATATCCACCGCCGGCACCAACCAGTACGGCGACATTTACTTCGCGGATGTTGATGATGACGCGGTGCTGTACGACATTGACGTGCAGCGCTACGCCGGATTTGCTGTGCATGAACTGCTGCACCGCAAGTACACCGACTTCAATGTTCAAGAGGGTGATCAGTACCTGCGGCAACTGCACAATGCCTGCGAGGATGCATGGATCGAGCACACCGGAATCGATGAAAAGCTGACCGGCAACATCGGCGGCCTTCTGACCTGCCTGCTGGATCAGATCGTGAGCGAAGCAAACGCCACCGTGGATGACTGGACCGACCCCCGTCAGTACCCGTTCATCTTCGCTGTGTACCTGCGCCGTCACCTGAACAGCCACGTGCCCGTGCCCGAGGGCATCGAGTGGATCATCCACAAGGCATCCGAGGACATTGCGACCTGCAAGTCGAGCCAGGACACCCTGCGTCTGGCGCAGTGGATCATGGCCCAACTCAAGGGCCTGCCACAGAACCCCGCAAACAGCCCCGGCAAGCCCTCTAAAAAGGCCCAGGACGCGCAATCAAAGAGCGGTCAAGGGGAGGGTAGCCGCCTTGAAAATAATCCGTTTGAGAACGTTGGCAAGGCGCGCGCACCATCGCAGTCTGACCTGGACGATGCGACCGATGTTGAGCCCACCAACATCGCACCCAAGGGCAAGGGCGGGATAGGTCACTGGGATGAGAATGCCAGCGTTGCCAACCTCAAGCGCCACATCGGCGCAGATGCTTGGCTCAAGCTGACAAACCGTGTGCCGGCTCGCCTGCGGTACGAGGTCAAGCGCCTGTTCGACAACTCAGGCATGGAGGAATTCCAGCGCAACCGCCGTGCGGGCTCTCTCAACGTGAGCGCCCTGCACAACTACGGCATCAGCGACAAACTGTTTCAGCGCCGCCACGAGACCGCCGGCATTGACTCAGCGGTTGCCATCGTGCTGGACATTTCTGGTTCGATGTTCGATGACGGCAATCGCAACGAGGAATATCACTGCTCTGACCGCATCGTCCAGGCGATTCAGACCGCCCATGCAATGATCGAGACCTTGCAGAAGTCGCAGGTGGCAACCTGTGTGCTGACGTTCGGCTCTAGCGTTGCCGTGCTCAAGCCATTCTCTGAGCACCACAAGAAGTCGGAAATCAAAATGACTTCAGTGCGTGACGGTGGCGGCACCAACGACTACTTCGCCGTGCGGTACGCTCACAAGTTGCTGCTGTCCCGGCCGGAGCAACGCAAGATCGCCTTCGTGATCACTGACGGCCAGGGTCGACCAGACTACGTGCGCCGCCAGTGCAAGTCGGGCGAGAAGCTGGGCATCACCACCATCGGCATCGGCATCCAGAACAACGTCAAGAGCGTGTACCCCAACGCGATCAACGTCGACTCCGCCGATGATCTGGGTGTCGTGTCGTTTAAACAAATCAAGCTGGCTGTGTGAGGTTTGGGGGACTAGCCATCCCCCGTCTTTTTAGGAGAGAGCAATGCACTGGAACTACCGTTTGATAGACCTCTCACACGAGAACGCAGGCGACCCCTGGGTTCAGGTGCAGGAGGTGTACTACGACGACGACGAATCACTTCTGGGTTACACCGATGTGTCGGTCGGCAGTGAGGATAGCGAAGGCCTGCGCGTGACGCTGAACCGCATGTTGCAGGCGTTGGATAAACCCGTGCTGAAGATCAGCGACTTCAAAGGAGAGAGCAATGAGTGAAGAAGAGTTTGTGTATGCGTGGCGTTACGCCAACGAGTACCTGATCGCACAAGGGGAATGAAATGAAGAATAGCACGGCACTGAGAAAAGCAAAGAAATACCTGTCTTCGAGCAAACGAATGGGAATCTGCGAAGCCTTGAGTGACGCCTACGCGGACGGCTGCATTAGCGAGTTGGCCTTAGACCTTACCTGCGACATGATCCAAGAGCGCATCGAGCCGTTCAGGTTTGCCGACGAGTGGCTTGCATGGCGTCTGACTTATGGGGACAGAGTAGCCCCGCGCATGAGTATGTATCAGTTAGAAGACGGAGACCGGCTCCAGTATGAGATAACGCTGTTGAGCATTCGAAGGCTAGGTGACGCAGCCATTCAGGAATGGCGTAGGCGATGGATGGACAAGATGATCGCCGAACTGGAAGGGAAGGGAGAGTAAATGAAGCACATTGAAGTGAGCGACGAGGGACTGCTGTTCTACGTCATCGCGGCTGTGGCCGCTGTGGTTTTGTTGCTGGACCTGTTTGTCTGGCGTCCATGAGGAGAAATGAAATGAAGAGATACAAGGCAACCGTGATGATCCCCTACTACGTCACCGTGGAGGTGGATGCAGACAATGAAGCGCTCGCAGTCGATGAAGCGCTGGCCGAGGCCAACTCACAGTGGAAGAGAGCGCTTGGCTCGTGGGGTGACGAGCCCCTTGTCACAGAACTGATGACCGTAGTAGAGGAAGAAGCATGACACCCGCAATCGAAGCAATCCGTTTGTTCAGCAGCCAAGGCCCCAACAAGCCAACCATGCATGACGTGGGAGGTGACGGGCGCGCAGAGTTTGTCTTCGCACTGAAGATCAGCGACTGCATCGACATTTGGTACGCCGCCTGTATGGCCGCGCGCAACAACCTCGCCCTGGGCCCCGTGTACGAGCACGCAGGCATCATCTACTTCCCAGACGTTCCCATCGACGAAGAGGCATACAAGGAGCTTTGCCGTGCGTAAGATCAAGGCTGTTACCCATCACCACCCAGTTTTCCTGAAGGCCGCCTACAAGGCTGACGCATCAGTTGACCTGATCAATGACGAGCGACACCTTGCACTTGGAGACAGATTCATTGGGTTTGATTCTGCGCGGGAGAACTTCGCGGTCTTCATCAAGACAACCGGCGGGTCCGTCAAGGTCCGCGTGTTCGATAACCTTATGAGCGCAGTCAACTGCGCCAGGAGAAAGTAATGATCACCTACACCGAACTGTTTTTATTCATGGGGCTCGCCCTGGCCGGATGCTATGGCTTTTACTGGAGAAGCGAAGCACAGAAGTGGCATCACATGTTTAAACTGATGCTTGTCGATGATCAAGCCCGCACGGAAATCATCAAGAGCTACAAAGAATTCAAGGAACGAGTAGGATGAAAAAGGGGGCTCAAGGCCCCCTGTTTTTTTTGGATGCAAACCCGCTCAGAATGCATCCAGGTTTTCCGTGTACACCCCAGCCGTCTTGTTGTAGAGCAAACTGGTCTCGCCCTGAGTACCTATCCACCTGTAACGGCACTTCCAAACCGCTATCTCCACGACCGCGCCCTGTCCTCGATGCACAGTGATGCCGCAGTCCGTCTTTGCCCACCACGCCATTGATCCGCTGATCGACATTCCATCGGGCCTGGGTTGATCGTTTCCACTGCGTGTCATCTTGGCTGGATGCGCCACGAACCAGCAATGTACGTCGTGCGCCATGCAAAACTTCCGCACCTTCGTCAGCATGTTGCTGATCGCTTCCGTCTCCGCTGTGTCCTTGCGGCTCATGTCAATGTAGTTGTACGGGTCAATCACCATCCCGCGAACACCCATCCTCTTCACCGATGCGCGCGCCCGGTCAAGGATCGAGTCCAACGTGCTGGGCTCTTCTCCGTTTGTGTCCATGAAGATGAAGTGATCATTGACCCATTTAAACGCCTTCTCCCGTGTCTCTGGGTCCATGCGATCTCGGCCATCGTGAAAGCGCATCTGTGTATAGATTTCCATCAGGCGCACGATGTGGGTCTCTGGCTGGTTCTCAAAGGAGCAGATCACAAACTTCCAGTCGTTCTTGCGGGCCAGGTTCACCATGATCTGATCCACGAAATTTGACTTGCCCGATGAGGGGTAGCCTGTGACAACAGTCAACTGACCTGTGCCCACCGTGTAGATTTCATCCAGCGATGCGTACCCTGTGCTTGTCCCTCGCCCGTTGCCCTTCGTGTAAAGGTCATCGATTGATTGACGGTACTTGTCTGCCTCACTGATCCCGCTGATTGGGTATGGCTCTGCGCCGTCGATGATCGCCTGAATCTGCGCGGGATCATCCAGCAGGACTTCGTTCAGGTCCTTCTTGTCGAACTTGGCGATGCGGCATTTCTCTTTGCCGATTCGGCGTGAAAGCTCTTCAGCCAATGCCTGACCAGGGGTGTCCTGATCAGTCGCCAGCACCACGTAGGGCGCAGCATCGATGATTTCCCTGGCGTTCCAGACGTAGGCAAAGCGCTTGTCTTCAGAGGGGAGAACCTTGCCATCGGCAACCTTCACCGGAGCACCTGAAGGAACTGACACTACGTTGTTTAAACCTGCCTGCATGGCGGAAAGGCAATCCATTTCCCCTTCGACGATGACCAGTGGCTCACCCTTCGTCACCCTATCGATGCCAAAGAAGTCGTGGGCACCGCCACCCTCTTGGGTGAAGTCCTTTTCCTCGATAGACCTGTACTTGGCAGCGACCAGTGCGCCGTTGCGGTAGTAGGGGAAACCGATGGCGTCAGTGGTCCGGCTCAGCTTGGCGAACCATTTGTTCGCAGAGAACAGCTTTGCTGTGTCTGCGGTCTCACGAGAGATGCCACGTGTCGCTAGATATGCGTAGTGCTTTTCCTCAAGTCTCTCGCTTGTGATGACGGGGTTTGGTACGGCAGACAATTTTCTCTCCTGTTTCTGCGGTTGGACCGACCCCTCCACAAAGCAGTGGTGGCAGTAGTAGAGCACTGCCCCGTCTGGCTTACGGGTCAGGGTCATGTCCTTGATGTTTTTCTTTTTGCGCTCCGGGGCGCAGAACGGGCATACAACCCGTGTCGTTTGGTTGAAGTCTTGCTGGGCGACTAGCTCTTCAATCATTTCATGCTGCCATCAGATTTACGTTTGTACGATCTGTTGGCAGAGGCCGGCTTGGCCCTGAGGTTGCTACGAGTGCTTGTGCCGCCTTTGCTCAGCGGCTTGATGTGATCTATGTCAAGACCGTCACCCTTATGCACAATGCCTTCTCTCTCCAACATCCTTCGGGCTTTGTTTCTCTGTGCCCGTTTTTTCTTTACTTCGGGAGTCCCGTCGTAGTTCTTGTACTCAGCCTTGTAGTCACGCATTTTGGTCCTCGTATTCAAGGTAAAAAGCCAGCGAGTTCGACGTCAGCGCCGGCCTGATCAGGTATTCGAGGTTCTGATTTTCCCCTTTGATCACCAAAACGCAAGAGTTCCTACCATCACCGCTGTTGGGCACGAACGCATAGGTGTCAACCAGCATCGTCGGATTGACGATGTGGTAGTCAATGATCCCTCCGTTCGCATGCGGATCAATCATCAAAGTCTTGTCAACGAAATCAAAAGTAAGCTCTCCGCTGTCCAAGGTGAGAACTATGCAGTTGTCGTTTAAACCTACATCCAGCATGATCTTCCCCTTGGCCCTGTGGAAGTGGCTCAGGTGGTCATCATTCATTGGCTTGAAGGTGTTTGTTTTGACCGTGTGGATAGCCTGCTTTGCCAGCGGCTTTTGTTCCTGCGCGGCAGCCTCTTTGCGCGCAGTCTTTGCTCCATCTATCCAGCCGCCCAGGTTGGGAACCCCGCCCCAGTGCTCTTCTGGTATCTCATGTGATTTTTTTGTTTGCATCTCTCTCTCCTCGAAGGGTGGGGTACTCCAGACAAATCCCTTGCTTACCTAACAGAACCCGGGATGTATGGCTTGTCTTGGGAGTGTGAAGCCTTGATCATGGCGTGACGATGTCTGTTTCCCCCGTTTAAACTTTATTCTTGTCCTCCAGTCAGGTCAAGCTCTTCCTGGTCAGGATCGCGAACTGACTCAACCTTGGCCCCGTTACCGAGAAGGGCGAGCAAATCATTTTGTGAGGCCACCCGGATGTTGAATGTTGACTGAGCAACATGACTCAGAGCTTGCGCCCGCGTCTTTGCTTTAACCAGTCGACCTTGGTTGCCGTGATAAACGGCATAGATTCTTTCGCTCATGTGTTACTCCTTAATGCCGTGTGCGGCTTCGATGGCTCGGGCAAAGTAAATATCACTCGGCGTTCTGAGTGAACATTCGGCAGAAATTAAAGCGATTTCAGCATCGGTTAATGGTTTGCGTTTAGGGTGTTTATAAAGTGGAATGCTATTTTTATTGCTTTCATCGTCTTTGTCGTTATGCCAACGCAACCAACCTTTTCCATTTTCTGTTATCCATGCAACAGGTTTTCTTTTGCTCATTTTTGCTCCTTTACGTTTCGCAATATGGCCTCAGCATTTCTTTTTGCCTCACCACCGACACCATATCCATAGTCACTAGCAAATTCATCTTGAATCACATATAACTCCAGCGCAGTCAATAGCATCTGATTGACTTCATACAATCGACGTAATTCGTTGGCTGTGCTCCGCTGATCTTCTTGCTCTCGCTTCAGCGCATCGGGTCGATAACCAAACTCCACATAATCGTTTTCATCAACCCATGTCTGCAAATCTTTAGCGCGATTTTCCCAGTATTCAGCCAGTAGAAGTGTTTTCGGTTTCTGCATAATTTCTCACTCCTTAATGCCGTGGGCGGCTTCAATGGCTCGGGCGAACGCAATCATTTCACTGTCACTTCGTGGGTTCTCGTCGTACATAGTCACAATGTCCGATGCCAATAGCGGCTTGCGCTGTGGTGGGGTGGGGTAGAGGGCAATTAGAGCGCGACCTGTGCGGGCCTCGTAATCACCTTTGACCGGCCACACATCGCAACCTTTGCCCGCCTTCATCGCGCTTTCAAAACCAATCTTGTCGGCGTAGCCTGCTGGCTCCTGCTCTGGCTGTGCCAAGGCTTCTCGGATGGCGGTGATGGTTGCTCTAGTTTTTGGAAGTGCTTGTGCGGCCCGCCTCTCGCACCACGCAAGGTCATCTCCCGGTTCTCGATCAGCGTCACCAATGTCGGCTAATCCAGCCTCTGCGTACTCCAACGCCTCCAGCGCCAGCTTCAATGCTTCATCTTTGGTCATGCTTGTCCCCTTGCTCGGATGGCGGCGTCATACAAGCGCAATTCGGCTGCGGCGTCTTTATGATTACAGCCGTTCTCCAGCCAGTTGATGACGGGCTCCAAATTGGGCCAAGCCTCACGCTCGGCAGCAACTACAAGGGCGGCAAAGCGTTCAAGCTGAGGAATGTACAAAGGAAGTCCGGTCTCATAGTCATATGGAAGAAATGCCTCCCGCGCCATGCGGATGATGTCATCTCTTTCAATCTTCTTTGCTTCCGTCTTCATGGTGTCTTCCCTTCGATCAAGAAGTCTGCAAACGCCTTTGCCGCATGGACGACATCGTGTGGGGTCATAATGGCACCTCTGCCTATGTGACACATCATTAATTTATTTGCCTCATCAAGAGCCACTACCCTCATGGGCTGCGTCCTCTCCAGGTAGCTGGTCATACTTTCAATCTTCTGAGCTTGAGGTGCGAAGGTAAGTCCTGCCGAACTGTTGCCATTAGGGATGGTGCCGATCGTGTAGTTTGCTGAGGATTGCCATTCAATCTTCTGTTGTTCGGCAATCATCGCCTTCTTCATCAGTTCAGCCTTCTCCAGTTCAGCCTTCTCCTTCAGCTTGTTTAAACGATCTTGCGTGTGTGCTAGATCGCGCAGTCTGACCTGCTCGGCAACCTCCTGCGCTGTCATTTCTTTGATGCCGTTATTACTCATGGCTCACCTCAATCTCTTTGATGATGTTCAGTTTTTCCAGCACCTCGTCATCTGTGAGACGGCCGATAACGTCATCAAAACCGTGCTCGTAAACAAGCTCAAAGTTTGAGCCATCGAACTTGACCAGGGCCAACTCCCACAGCCCATGCTCAGCGCCGAAACTGCACGGCAACATCCCTACGCCAGGGACATTGATGCTGAAGCGAATGACGCTCGCGCCGTAGCCGTTGGGAAAGCGATACAGCTTCTGTATTCCATCCCCGACCGGGTGGTCGTCCTCATACAACTTGTACTCTTCCATCTCTCTCTCCTCAGGCTTTGCCATCGATCAGGAACACAGCAAAAGCTCTAGCCATTTTTGTAATGTCCTGCGCGGTCATGTGCGCGCCATGTGACATAGAGTCCTTGGCAATCTCGCAGGCCTCGTTTAAAGCGACAACCCGCATGGACTGCGTGTCTTCCAGGTATTGTTTCTTTGCCAAATCACCCGATGCCACCTGCGCCCAGTAAGTTTTATCCATGCTGTGCAAGGCCTCGTCAAAAGCCTTGACCTTGTCATCAATGACCGCCTGCTCCAGTGATTTCCCGCTCATCGCCAAGGTCGACGGGGAAATCTTCATGACCCTCTTTCTTTCCTTCTCTTCCATCTCTCTCTCCTATAAAAGGTTTTTGGTTTATTTCACCCAAAGACCCCCCTACCCCCAGGGAGTCGATGGGATGGTTTCACCGCCTTACGGCATCTGCATGCTCATTGCTGAGCCCCTCGGCTTGCAGATAAGACCAGCCGCACGGGTTGTTCGGGAACTGCCCCCTAGACCGAAGTCATACCGTGTCGCGGTTTTCTTCCGAGCAGCCCCACTTGCGGCCCCTACTTTCGTGCGGAGTACGGGAACTGGAACGGGCAAAAAAAATCGCTAAGACAGACCCCGTTTAGAACGGCTGGCTCCTTTCGGATACCAACAACCCCTTACGGGGCCGGAGTCTGACTTAGCGACTTTTGTTTGCTGGCGTTCTAATTCCAACAGTGTTGCCACTGTATCAGATGCGAACGTTCAGTGCAAGAATTTTTGTAGGGATTTACCCTACCATACTGAGGATATTGACCAGTCGATCTTCTTGGAAACGGCTGGAGCTTTTTTCTTTGGCTGAGGCTTGCGGCCGGGTGACGTCTCGTTCTTGATCATGTTCTCCAAGCGGATCGCCCTCAAGTATTCCTCGTACTTCTTGGTCCGACGGATCAGTCCATCGATCAACCTCTCTGCCGAATCCTCACGGCCAGGGTTGTAGTGCAGAAACCACTCACGCAGACTGCTCACCAGGACGACCACACGAGGCTTGCCACCCAGGAATCGGAACCTGCCGCGCAAGGGCAGGCGCTTCACTTTGACGCTCTGACCACCTACACCACACCCGAGCATGCAAGAGGCCCAGAAATTTTTGGGGAGGAAGTGAAAGGTCTTGACGAGGACTGCGGTGTCAACGTACTCGCCGTCCTCTGGCTTGTAGTGGAGCAGTTGACGCTCAAGCATTCTGTTGCTTATTGCCATGATCGCCTCTTGTTATATGTTGGTGGCTCCCATAAGGCAGGGTTGGAGCGCAACTGAGCAAGAAAGCCCCACGGGGCCAATCCGTTTCCACCAACACGGCCTGGGACTCTGGTTACGTTAATCCAGTTCGGTTGTACTTCCCGACGATTCAATCCCAGTGCGTGTTGGTGTTGGACGGGCGTGGTCTTGGATTTCTGGCTGGCATTGTTGTCCAGCCCACCAGTAGGTCACGCCCACCAACACGGCTGGGGACTGTACGGCTACTGAACCTTTCGGCTCCCTCGTGACCGCACTCCAAGGTGAACAATCCCCATGCGTCTTGGTGCTTGTTGTTATCCTTCCTTAGCCGGAAGGATAACAACATCCTCAAAGAATGTCAAGCTATGCGTTTAAACATACAAAGCGTTTTGCGTGTTTGTTTTTTATTGGTAACTTATTTTTCGCGCAGCGTTTATACTTGGCGCACGGATTCCTCATCCGTCTGCTGCATCAAGCAGTTGCCTCTCTCTTCTTGCCCCGCCCTGTGCGGGGCTTTTCTTTGGGGCATACAGAAGGGATGCACTCCACGACGATCTCTGTGCGGGGGTTCTCAGGGTCAAGCCCCCAGTAGATGTGCTTCTCCTTCACCTGACGGTCGTTCTCATATATGAGGCCCTGCATCAGGTCCAGGATCAACGACTCATCCAGGTCAGGTCTGCGCGACGCATAGAAGATGCGCATGATCACCCGCAGGTCTCCCTGCATCAGCGTGGCCAGAGGAGTGCATTGACGTTTAAATGCCTCAGAGTACTTCAGCGCCTTGCTCGACTTGATCAGCCGACTCATCCCGCCAATACGAACCACCTTGCGGCTGTTGGCCTTGGATGCAGGCTCACCAAAAATAATTTGTGATATTGCTTGCAAACCCTGTTCGCTTGCACTATCATTTGGGCTCAGACTCATAAGCACCTCTGGAGAGAGAATGAAAGTTACGAACGTTCACAACGTGCCGCAGCCCCTTGTAACGCTTGCTGAGGGCCGATATTACAGCAAGGGCAAGTCAGATTACAGCGTCACAGAGCTTATGTCTCCTCCCCGTGTGCAGCGCCTGCGCTCCCAGAGGGACGAGGACATGGAGCAGGATGTATCTCAAATGTTGTGGCCCTTGCTGGGCTCCGCTCTCCACGTAGTCATGGAGAGAGGGGAGACAGAGGGGTGGACATCTGAGGAGCGCCTCTTCCTGGAGATTGACGGGGTGGTCATCTCTGGTGCGATTGACCTTCAGCAAAACACCCCGGACGGGATCGTCATCGTTGACTACAAGTTCACCTCTGCGTGGGCTGTGATGAATGACAAGATCGAGTGGGAGCAGCAGCTCAATGTGTACAAGTGGCTGGTCGAGCGAGTCAAGAAGACGCCCGTCAAGGCCTTGCGCATCTGTGCCCTGATCCGCGATTTCAACCGCCATGACACTGGCCGCGCAGGCTACCCGCAGTCTCCCATTCACATGGTGGAGATTCCCATGTGGGACCCGGTCAAGGCTGAGACCTATGTACGTGAGCGCCTGGAGATGCACCGCAACTCCAAGCTGGCAGCAGACTTCGGAGAGCCTCTCCCTGAGTGCTCCCCAGAAGAGCGGTGGATGTCTGAGACGACATACGCCGTCAAGAGAGAGGGACGCAAGACTGCGATCCGTGTGTTTAAAACCATAGAGGAAGCCACCGAGTTGGCTCAGAAGGAGAAAGGCTATGTCGAAACACGGCTTGGGGAGCCCAAGAGATGCACCGGCAACTACTGCGGTGTTGCTGAGTGGTGCGATCAGTACCAGGCAGAACTAAATGACACCGTCGTTTGAACAACGAAAGAAGGACTGGTGGGAGTGGCACAAGGCCAACCCCATGGTCTGGGAATACTTCGAGCGCTTCTCTCTTGAGGCTGTCTCGAAGGGGCGAAAGAAGATCAGCCACTGGCTCATCATCAATCGCATACGGTGGGAGGTGAACATCGTGACCACCGGAGAGGACTTCAAGATCAGCAATGACTACATTGCCTTCTACGCCCGACTCTGGAAAGCGAAGCACCCCCAACACAAGGACCTATTTACAACCAAGCGGATGATCGGAGAACCCTATGACGCCGAATGAATTGCTCAAGATTAACGTCAACGAGCACACTGAAAAGAAGAACGGACTGACCTACCTCTCTTGGGCCTGGGCCTGGGCTGAGGTGCTGAAGCTCGATGCCATGGCGAATTACGATGTGCAGCAGTTCACCCACCCTGACAACCAGAACCTGCTCGTTCCCTACCAGGACATCGGCGGCTCTTGCATCGTCTGGGTTTCTGTGACCATCTTTAACAAGACGGTCAAGGTGCAGTTGCCTGTGCTGGACTATCGCAACAAGTGCATCCCCTCGCCCAACGCCTTTGAGGTCAACACCTCCATCATGCGCTGCCTGACCAAAGGTATCGCCATGCATGGCCTGGGTCTGTACATCTACGCAGGGGAAGACCTGCCGATGGACGCAGAACCTGAGGCAAAGCCCGAACCGGTCAAGATCAAGCCCGTCGAGAAGAAGACTGGCGAGGTCAAGGCTGAGGTGGAAATGGATGCCGGCAACTCTGACGCGAACGCCAAGCTGTTTGCCGACAGCATGATCCAGTTCTCCACCCTGGTCAAAGACGTGAAGGATTTAAACAGCTACTGGAAGGCCAACCAAGGCCAACTGGACAAGCTGAAGGATTCTCACCCCGACCTGTACGAGAACGTGCGCAACACGTTCGCCAACATCAAGGCCCAGTTTTCACAACCCAAGGAGTAAACCATGACTGACAAGCAATACAAACCCTATCCCGATTCCGGCTCCCTGCGAGCGACGCAGACCAAGAAAGGTCCCAAGTCGCCCGACTACTGGGGCAACATCGCCATCAACCTGAAGGACCTGACCAACATCCAGACCGTTGACGGGCTGACTGTGGTCAAGCTCAGCGGATGGAAGAAGCAAGACAGCCAAGGCCGCACATACCTGTCCATCTCTGTGGATCGCTTTGTGCCCGAGCAGCGTACCCAGTCCCGCCCGCAACCTGCTGCCGAGCAAGACGACAGCGACGTGCCCTTTTAATCAACAGGAGAAGAGAGATGCGCCAATACACAAGCAAATCACGCATGATCGAGTTGACACGCTGGATCAAGAAGAACAAGAACGCCACCTTCCATGACTTCGTAGAAGAGACCGGCGGCACAGACAGCCAGTTCTATTACATCCGTGATCGACTTGGATGGTCCAAGAAGAAAGGCTTAAGGAAGCAGGCCGAGAAAAGCCAGAAACCGATGACCGTAGTTAAAGAGGAGGTGACCCAACCGCTGACTCCAAAAGACGAAGTCATCACCGAAGGCATCACGCCTGACTTCATTTGGTACGAGATGGACCTGATGCAACGAAAGCTCAATGACATCATCTCCCGCATGGCCCACGTCACCAAGGTTTCCCAGAACCGTGACCTGGAGCAGAAGAAGATGTTGCAGGGCTTGATTAAAGAGAACTCCGAGGTCCGCGTTGAGAACAACAGCCTCAAGCAGCAGATCGCGGAGCTCACGGAGATGATCAATGGCACTACAGTTTGAGGCCAGAAAGATCGCTCTGAAGCAGGACAGGACTGGTTACGTGCTAACCCTGTCCCTGCACCCAGACGAAATCCCGGAGGAGCTATTGCGGGACTTCGTTGGGGCGCGATATGCCTGCGCCTTGGTTCGCATTCAGGATGACGAGAGCCCGACCCAGTACGTCAACCGGGTACAGAAGGCTGGGATGCTTTGCCGCAATCCTGCGTTCCAGGAGTTTGTCGCAGAGAGACTGGTCGGCCACTCCGTCAACGAAGAGCAAACCGCAAACGCCCTGTGTAAACAGTGCGGAATCACATCACGATCAGAACTCAATGGCAACGTTCAAGCACAAGAAATGTTCGATGCCATAGTCCTGGACTTTGAAAACTGGAGCCCAAATGCCGACCCCTTCTAACAACTACAAGCCCTTCTTGACCTACCTGCATCCAAGCGAGTACGCCAAGCTCAAGAAGTTTGCAACCAAGACAAAGACACCGATGACTCAGATCGTGCGTGAGGCTGTGGCTGCGCGCATCTCTGGCGGCAACGCCTACGTCAGCGGTTTCAATGCTGGTCTGCAAGAGGCTATCGACGCCGTCAATGCCATGAATCACGCGCAGATGCGATTCCCCTCCGGGAAGTCGTTTGCCGAACTTGTCTCTGACGACCTTATTACTCGACGCATGACGGAGGTGAAAGATGAATCTGGTGGGGCAGAGAAATCAGTGCCAAGGCTGTAAGCAGTACTTCAACAGCAACTCAGCCTTTGAGAAGCACAGGACTGGGAAGTACGGTGTAAACAGGCGATGCCTGACGCCAGAAGAGATGACGGCGAAGGGCATGCTGGTAAACCATGCGGGCTTCTGGGTGACCAAGGCCTACGATCCAAACATCAAAAGGAAAGATCATGAAAGAGACGAAGAAGAAGGAGAGTGAGCAGGACAAGAAGTCCTACTGCCCTCAGAGCATCCTTGATCCCAACTTCAAGTACGTGCCCGCCGCCGCCACAGACGTTACTCAGACATGGCTCAGATTCGGCTGGAAGCCGATCGAAAGGAACGGGAAGCGTAATGAAAGCCGTTCTTGAGTTCAACTACCCAGACGACGAAGATAAGCTGCGCCATGCGATACACGGAACGGAAGCGATCCATGCCCTGGACGACATACGCAGATTGATCAGGGCTTGGGAGAAGCATGATGCCTCCAACCCCGAAGAGCTGATTGATCAGATCAAAGAAAAAGTTTACGACGCACTGCGTCAATGCGGAGAAGAATGATGTGGATCAATCTAGTGTTCAAGGGCTATACCCACACCCTACCTCTGGAGGACATCAGAGACCATGAGGTAGGCAACACCGGATGCTGGTGTGACCCCGATGTGGATGACGAGTTTAAATTGGTGGTTCACAACTCGGCGGATGGAAGAGAGAAGTTTGAAAGCGGCGAGCGCAAGCCGTCGTAAACCAAGAGGAGAGAGAGATGAGGAAGATTTCTGAGTTGATCGACAAGCACAACGAGGAGAAGCGCAAATGAAACGTGAAGAGCTGACGTTCGAGGAGTTCTGCAAGCTGCCGCTAATCTATTCACTGGGCATGAGTTTTGACTGGGGTGCGCACCGCCAGTATCGCAACGACGACCATGGATTCTGCGTTGAAGTAGTGACCAAGCGGGCGGTCTACGGCGACATTTACAGCGGCTGGCAACCTGAGCGCCGCGCGTATTTTCTCGACGATGACGATCGTGAGTTCAAGACCATTGACCAACTCTACGTTGCGTACATGGAGAAGGTATGTGGGGTGGAAGCATGAATATGTTTGCACAGCAAGGATGGCAGTGCCCGCTTTGTCAGCGGGTTTACAGCCCAACAACCCCGATGTGTTTCACTTGCCCGCCGCAGACTACGGCAGCGCCAGACGCCGTGCCACTGCAAACACAAGACATGCCACATGTGTGCCAGCGCAGGCTGAAGGCTGAGGGAAAAGCGTACCCAAGAACTTGCCATGTCTGTGGCCTGTTCGGTCCTTGTCACGAAGGGAGAGACAAATGAAGCAATCAGAAGTGCTGGCGATGCTGCACGACATCGTCGCAAACAATCAGGAGTACACCACCTGGACCGTATCCACGCCCCATCTGGTCATGCTTGTAAACAAGGCGGTAGAGGCCGAACGTGAGGCCATAGCGCAGATGATTGAAGATGCACCGGCGTTGGTTGAGTATGCAAAGAACGACAAAGGCGGCTGTTTGATGTGTGGGTTTACACCAAAAATGGCTGCCGCCGCCATCCGAGCAAGGGGACAAGCATGACTAAAGACGAAGCACTGAAGCTGGCGCTGGAGGCGTTGGAACTTGAGGACTTGGCTTGTCGATACGAGAAAGACCCTACGCCCGAACATATTGCCAAAGCCATCACCGCCATCAAAGAAGCCTTGGCAAAGCCAGAGCAGGAGCTTGTGGCGTGGATGTATGAGCAAGCCCGTTTTGGCCCAACCGATTTGCGTGGGCAACAGTGGAAGTTGGCGCTTTCTCGACTTAAACCTTGGGCTGGAGACGGACTTGTGCGTAACGTGCGCCCCCTCTACACCACCCCACCACAACGCAAGCCGTGGGTTGGGCTGACGGATGAGGAGCAAATACAGGTTGCATGGGCTTGCGGAGCAATGTCCGCTGACTGGCTGGAATTTGCCCAAGCCATCGAAGCCAAACTGAAGGAGAAGAACCATGGTTGACAGGCAACTTCTACGCAGAGC